ATCAGTCTATGCATGTATGCCAATTCTGAATATGTGGGTGTGATCCAAAATAAAGATGATGTGGTTACCACGATCTATGACTTTGGTGCAGTAGCAGATCAGTCCGACAAGATGATATATCTAGAAATGGCATCCATCTGGTGGTGGGAAAGCAACAGATCTATCCCTATCAATATCTTCTTGCGTAAAGATTGGGAACCATTCCGATATACATTACGCACATTCGTCAATAAAGATCTAGAAATAATGCATGGTCCTGCTTGCAGTTTGCTGGACATAGCCCGCAAAAAAAGCAAACGCAAAAGCATCATGCTGGTGCGGCGGCTTGATTAAGCAGATTCATATGTAGGGCCACCAGGGCTGCATATCCCAATGCATGGGCTTTCTTAAACACATATCCCCGACTATCATCACCATCCCATACTGATCCAAACACAGTCAGCCAAGGTTGATTCTGTAAGTGTGCTTTGCCCGGTCGTATGATAGAAATAAATGCTGCCATCCTGGGTATGGAATCGGGCCTCATGCTCTGTAACAATCCTGCGTAGTTGCCCACATGTACCAATTGCTGTGCCCATTCCGAGTCCGACCACAATCTCTCCCAAGGTGGGTCTGCTGCCAGCATTTCTATATAGTGCGCAGGATCTCGGATCAATCCATACACACCCATGTTTAAAAAATCAATCTTGAAATAGCCACGTGCCTCAGCAGTTTCGTAATCTAATGCCGCACATGCCAATACAGGATCTTCAGGAATGTCTGTGACATACACACCTGAATTGTGTTTTCTTGCTGTGCCTTGATGCAGTTGCCGTGCAGGTGTGTGGCGTATCAGTTTTAATACATGTTCTCTGTCGGCAAAGTCAATATCAATATCTGCGCTCATGTTACCATCCTGCTTGTTTTAACATTTCTTTTGAGTATTCCTGATCTGCTGGATATGTTTGGAATTTTTTCTGCCACACATCCGAATCAATGTAGATCCATATCATGGATACTTGGTCAGAACTGAGTTCGCTTAAGAATTCCTGTCCTGATTCACTATTGTAAATCACCCACGGACTGATACGCCCGGCGGTTATAGCATGACATATCGCATTGGCATTGCCATATCTCAAACAGTCATGTGCTGGATTACCGGTCTTCTCTGCCCAATCCAATCCATATTCCATTGCTCGTGCCAGTGCATCATCTACTGCTTCCAGGGTGAGATAATTCACTAGATACTCTGTGTAGATCTGATCGCTGCACCATTTGTCAATTTTCTTCTGTTGTTTGAGTAGCCAAGCCATAAACCTGTCGGGATTGATCACTCGAGTATTCACACAGTAATGTCCAAACTTCACAAATGCACGATAGTATGATGACGTTTCAAAATCATCAAATGTTTTGTTCTTGGCCGACCCTTGCATGGTCTCATAAAACCGTACATATGCCTGCAAGCCCAACTGCACTCCTCTGTCATCGCGTTGCAATCTACGACGTTTGGGTTCGCACATATGAACTTCAATACTGCTTTCCCTTGAGAAAGTTTTATCACAGTATCCGCAGGTGAATGTCATTTCTTTTCGTTGCCACTGGATTTGTTGTAAGCATCAATTTCTTTTTGTGTGACCAGTTGCGCCATCACATCAATCTCATCATCTTTGTATGTGGGAAAGATAGCCATTAATGCTTTTCGTTTGGCGCTGAGTCCTGCTTCTTTCTTCTTGGGTGCGATCCAGTTGTGACGCATCACACCCATGCCCGGACTAGCAGCAGTGGCACACAGCCATTGCAGTTTGGGATGTTTGGCTATGTCGAAGAAGTGCTTGTTGAGATAGTGATTGATACTCTGTACATAGTATTCTTGTAGTTCCTGACTGCCAGCTACTGCGCTGCCCCACCGTATCATGAGATAGGTTGAAAATTTCTTTCGTTCCTCGGCATCAAGCTCATCGTAGAAGTCGCGATTCTTTGCGTCCAATTGACGCATCTCATTGCCAATGTTTAGTTTGTCGCTCATGTTGTTTTGGTCAAGTTATAGATCATTATAGCATGATCCAAGGCATCTTGTAAAGTGGGATTGGTCTTGGCTGCTCGGCGGATGTTATCCCAGAGTTTGTCCTCCATTATCTGATCTCGCTTTTTTTTCATCCCTGCCCGAATGTCCCAATCTCTGCGCTCTTCATGCGTTTCGTAATCATGTCCTATTTCTATTCGTGTGCTGGGGTCTGCACCGAGTTCGCGAGCATACACTGTGTCACCATCACGCTCATAAATTAGTGTAGCAGCAGGCTTGAGCTGTCCCATTACCAGGCCTTGTTGTAATCCACTATCTCGCAGTTGCGGCTGATGTCTTTGACAAAATACACACAGTCTGGTTCTGCGTCGTCATTCAATGGCACTGCTAGCAATTGTCCATTTTTGAGTTTGGGTGCAAACCAATTTACTTCGTGATACACATCCAATATTTCAATGTCAGGAAAGCTGGGACGGAAACTAGTCAATGGATTGAATTGGAATACCTTGAACCCTCGATCATTTATGCTGGTGAGTGGTAGCACTTCAAGATCGCCCACATCGGGTTCACCGATCAGGATCTGCCAATCCATAGGCATCTTTATGGTGGCATTACCTATCCTCAACACTAGTGCAGGTGCATTAAAACTCTCCAAGAATATAAGTGGTATAAAATGATAGTCTGGATCTTTGGGATCCGAGTTATCCAAGATGGCAAATCTCATATCATCAACTTCGTCGGGCAAGTGGTCTAGGTCATAAAAGCTATTGTCTAAGGTTAGTATTCTCATAGTTATATTATAGTGTGTATTTCAAGCAAAGTCAATCCTAGTAACTTAATTTCCAATTGCGTATGGGAGGATCATAATAAAAAACAATATCGCTACCTGTGCGAAATTGATCTCTGATAGGTTTAGCAACATTACCAAACCAGCAGTTATTGCTATTCAAAACAACATCCTGAAAAAATATTTCCCATTTCAATACAATCATTGGAAAATTTTTGCCCACGATATTGTTAGGTATGGTAATTCTTATATCGTGTTCAACATTGGATTGATTCAAGTTGATAATAACCGGGTCAGTCTGACCTGTTTTGATTAGTTTTAAATCATTGAACCGATCCAACATAGTGAATAATCGATTGAGTTGGTTGGCTGTGTAAATTGTTTTTTGTAAGTCGTACTGCTGGGTGAAGTCCTGATTGACATTGCTAACAAAGTTCGAATCAATAGCGATGCCAGGATCAAATTCGTATGATTCACTCATGGACAAATCAAGTATGAACACCGGATGATTTTGATAGACTTCGGCCCATACTCTAAATCCCGACGGTATAAATTGTCCGCCACGATCAACCGCATGATTGCTTAGTCTTAATATATCTTCACCGAATATCTGTGTGTTGATAGTTTCGCTGACATACACGTCGGCCTGGATATCACTGTCAAGGAAATCAATTTGACGGGTTTCTATTTTATTCTCAAGACCTAATTTTCGTAGATTCTGATTGAGATATTCAAATCTATCTGCATTTTTTTCAACAGCAATCACATGTTTTGCACCGGCTTGTAATGCTAACACACTCAACAATCCAGTTCCGGCGCCGATGTCACACACGATCTTGTCCTGGGCCGAACGATCCAATGCTTGTTTATAAAACTTGTTCCGACCGGTATCGTTAAGCATGGGCATGAACACACCATCATCTGACATGAAATCAATTCCCATTTAGTTTGTCCTTGATATACTGATCAATGCTAGCAGCAACAATTTCTTGTGTGGCTCGATCTGTGTGAAAAGGTCGATCGTCATTGAAGTCTGGGTGCGTGACATAAGTATTACCTATTATCTTGCCTTGCATTTGATAATCAAACATGGCACAACCCAGTGACAGTTTCATATCCACTGGAACAATTCCTGATTTTTCTGCTTGATGATGCCAATGTGCCAGAATCCAAGAATCAACTTCTTGACACAATGCGTCGTTAAAAAAATATTTGAAATAAAATTCAATGGCTCGGTGTTGATCTTTAGTAAGTGTCAAGGTAGGATTGTTTTCAAGCCCCTGTGGCACTGTGCTCAGTATAGGTGCGGCATTGTTGGGAGTTTGTATTCCATTGGAAGATGTGCAAATTGGATTGTGCCCAACATAAGTAGTGTAGGAACTTTCATCATCTCTGAATGGATATATGAAATTTTTTAATCCTTTTTCAACTTGAAAACTGTCATTTATTAACAAGTTCAACCGGGGAGCCCAGGTGCTGTGATATAACAAAAAATTACATCCAATTTCGATTGCTTCCCGCATTTGCCAAGCAATGCCAAGATTGGACATTGACGCCCTTGCCAAACACAATACTGAATATCCATATTGATCTTGCAATATTTGGCTGTAATGATCTCTAGCATTGTTGGTTGCTGAACTAAAGCTGTCACCACACACTATTATGTTAAATTTTATTTTATCTTCATCCATTCTAGTTTCTCTTGTGTAAAGGGATAGTTGGCCTCTTTGTAAAACACCTTGCGTTTGTTCAAGTGACGTCTAGCAAACTTGCATGTTGATGTGATATCCCATATCTGCACATGATCTTTATCTTCGGCTTTGCGGATACCACGTCCGATACTTTGGATCACTCGTACAAAACTCTTGCCCGGTTCGATCAACACAAGATTAAAGATACGTGGTATGTTGATACCCACAGCAGCCACACCATATGTGGCCACGATGATTTTGCCGTCACTCACTGCAATCTCGTCATATTCTTCTTGGCGTACCTTGGCCTTGGTAGCACCCGACACAAACACAGCATGGTCTCCCAGTCGTTCTACCAGCTGACGGCCACATTCGGTTCGATCTACTAGCACCAGAGTATTGCCAGTTTCATTCACTCGTTGTATCAAGGATGCCATGGTATCCAGCCTGCCTGATTCTTCCAGGAGATATTTTAGTTCTGCTTGATAGTCGGCGTATTCCACATGATCCACCAGTTGAACTATGTTGACATGGCAATTGGCTAGCACACCGGCATCTTGTAATGTGCTGGCAGATAGTCTGCTGATAACTGGCCCCAGGCTCACCAGCAATGCTTGGCTTTCAAACAGTTCTTTGGGCACAGTTCCGGTTAACCCCCATCGAATTGGCACTCTAGACATCACGCCGGTCAGCAGGGTCTTTAATGCATCTGCTTTGGCCATGTGTACTTCATCCACTATCACGCATATCACATCTTCAATAAACTCCTGGATGTTACAATCACCCACACCGTTCTTGGTGTTCTTCATGAGATTGTTTAGACTCTGCCATGTGCAGATGGTGTGCGTCCTACCATATTCTTTCCTATCGCCAAAATACACACCCACATCCAGTCCCATGTTAATGTAGTCTTTTTCTGTCTGTGTCACAAGACTCTTGTTGGGCACGATCACGATGCTGCGACCATACCGGCTCACAGCGTCGCTCAGGGCTGCGGTCATTATGGTCTTGCCTGCACCTGTGGCCACTTCCTGTATGCATTGTGGATTGGTCAAGAAGTTGTTGATGATCTCCACTTGATAATCGCGCAGCAATATGGGCTGGCCTTCTGCAGGATGATTCTTG